ATCTGTTTCCAAAACTTTTAGCTTCTTTTTTTCGTTATTTATTAAATCTAATATTTTTTCTTTCCTCTCATTTATCAAACTTAATTTTTCTTCTATCTTTTTCTTTTCCATTTTCTTTATCCTCTTTTTAGTATTGGTTATAATTATTATATACAACTATTTTAAAAACGCAATAGTTATATTTAAATCTTTTTTTATTTAGTGTAGTGATTTATAAAACTCGTTCCAAATATCATAGCTGATAACGCTTCTCTCTTCTTCACAAATTCCTGGGCAGGCGTTTGATATCATATTATAAATATAATTGTCTATATCGTCTCCTGTTGAACCTCCCTCGGCTACTTTATTGTTATTATTGGTTATATATACCACTTCGTTATTATTTGTTTTCATTTTCTTACTCCTTATTATTTATTATTATTTATTTGTATCGCATTGCAAACAAAATACCCCTAATATCTGGCTCTCTATCAAGCCCTTCAAGTTCTTCGTGTGAATACACTGACATCCCAAACCTGCCACCAAAAAAACCAATATCTTCATTTTCTTTTTTTGCCTTGTTTTGGGCTTTGCGGATTGTTTCTGCGAATACCTTGCACTTAACATACCTAATATATTCAGGATAATCTCCATAACCAAACTCCGCAGTGTTATCATTTCTGCTAAACGTGCCAACTATATACCACCATTTTGATTTTTCTTCGTTGGTTAGTGGCCTACCATCTTCGCCAACTGCTTGCGGGAACCAATTATTAACGGATTTCTCTTTAATTTTGTTATTTTTCATTTTCTTACTCCTTATTATTTTTTAAATTGTTATTTCTTTTTATTAAATATAGTCTAATTCTTCTATTTCTCCAATAGTGGCATTAGTATCTATCATTTCTTTATAATTTGTTATTTCTCCATTAAATGGGTCATCTTTTTTTATGTTAAAATCGTCCTCAACTTCAATCGTATATTGATAGACGTTGCTCTCTTCTCTGTAAAATTGTATTGTTTTCATTTTTAGTTATTTCCTCTTTTTTATTATTGTTTATTTTTTATATATTAAACTCAAATTCAAACCACCGCCCGCCTATTATATCGCTGGTTGTTTCAGTTATTGAATATATTGCCTCCTCGGCTTCTTCGTCTATATAATATAATTCTTCATTTGTTAAAAATATCGAACTCCCCCCGTGTATATCCTTATATATATCAAATATACCGCCAAATTTTTTTGTTGTTATTGTTTTCATTTTTAGTTATTCCTCTTTTATTATTATTTATTTTTTGATTGTTTTTAATACATATAGTGCGGCTTTATACCGTCTATATTAAAAAACAATACTTGTGTATTAAATTGCACCCCTTCGAACACATCCAAGGGCAAAGTAATAATACTTGTTATTTGTATATTTTTCTCTTTTATCCAGCTCCGCCTCTTACTGGACAGTCTTGTATTATTTAAAAAATTATCTCCTGTAATCATAATAACGGGCTTGTCGTATCCGTATCTATCGAAAATTTTCTTCAAAAATACCTCCGGGAACAATCGCCTGCCACTCGCTCCATTGAAAGGAGGGTTCATTATTATTACATCTGGCTCTACGCTGAAATTGAATTCTTGGGCGTCTATATCATTAAGTATAAACTCATCCGCTCCACCTCCAATATCATATTTATCGCCGCCCAATATATATTTGTCTTTTTTATATGGTTCTATTAAGTGCCCTGCACCAATCGCAGGGTCAAGTATTGTTTTATATTTCTTGTGTTCTATTATTTCCGCTATAAAATTAGCCAATTTTGGCGGTGTAAATACTATATTATTTTTTCTTGTTTTTGGTTCTAATGTTCTGTTCGTATTTGACATTGTTATTTCTCCTTCAAATTTTTTTTATTATTATTTATTTTGTAATGATTAAGCCCAGTCAGTTGCCATTACCTTGCCATATAAAACCCTTGTCTCTACCTCTACATTTCTGCCGCTCTTGTTATTTATTTCATAGCCCATTACATCCGCTTTTGTTATCATTGGCTTATTATCGCCAATCTGTATTATAAATCTTGGATTGCCATTTGTTGAATTCTTTACCTGCTTGATTATTTTAAGTATTCCTTTTTGTATTGTCGTTTTTTGTGTTTTCATTTTTAGTTATCCTCTTTTTTAGTAATTTAATTGTTCTCTCTTTCTTTCTTTGTATTAAGAAGCTTTTAATATTTTAATCATTTATCGCCGTATTGGTCTTTTTAAATGTATATATTTTGTTGCTTCTTACTATATATTATATATGTAATCTAAAATAAATCAAGTTTAATACAGCCTTATTTTAAAAATAAATTGAAATTAAATTAAAACCATTTCAAAACATATATACCTATATAGTAATGTATTTAAAAATAAATCAAGTAAAATAGCAACTAAATATTAAAATAAATGAAAAATAGATGAAAGAGATGAAAAAAAGGGTTTTTCAAATACTAATCTAAATGATAATCATTCGCATTTAACAATATAATAACTTAATAATATTACGAAGACTTTATATAAACATTTAATAATATATCAACCAGCTAATATAAAGAATAATTTATATAACCATTTTATAATATTACAATCAATTTATATAATCAATCAATGATATATACAGGCCTTGAAATACCTATTTTTTAAACCCCTATTTTTTTAAGGGTTATCAGTAAATTATCAGGGTATTATATTATTATATTATTATAGTCTTGTTTAAATTATTATTTAGAAAAAAACTGGGCAATATTCAAAAGAGGGCAAGGGGGAAAATTGCGCTCTCCTTTTATTAAAGACCCCCATACATTTTTTCATATTTTTTTAGAACTACCTTACATTTTATAACCACTTAGAACACCCCATTCATCCATTCTTCATACTTTCTCACCACCATCTTATAAGCCTTACCAAAAACCTTAATAAGTGTATATTTAACTGTATAGTAAGCCTCCTTTAAGATCGCTAAATATATATATAAATTGTCTAACATATTGTTTCTCCTTGTTTAATTTTAATAATACCACCCAATACTCACTAACTTGTTTAATTTTAATAATAGGAATACTAAATTCATAAGGAAAGGAGGATAACCTTAATAATCTAATACTCCTATTATTACTATCTATTACTAAGTTATAAGACACTTATAAGATATATAAATACTTTAGACTACTTATATTATTCTTATACTTATTAAATTATTTTTAAATATAGTTATTTTTTTACTTGACTTTTAGTGTTTTTTAGTATATAATATTTATTATTATATGTTTTTATATATAGTATTAGTAGTATTATTATATTACTAAGTTATAAGATTATTATAAGATTATTATTAGATATTTAAATACTTTATACTACTAATACTTGTTCTTATATTATTCTTATATTAGTATATTAAATAGTCTTTTAAATAGTCCCCCACTTCTCGTGTTAGGGTTAAAGCTTTTGTGTTAGCTTTAGCTTTGTGTTATAAGTCTTTGTTTTTTAACAACTTTTTAACCTTATTAATTTATACTTAAACTATCTAAATAATTGTTGTGTTTAGAATGATCTGTTTTGTTGTTGTTCCAAAGACTAATAGGCCTTAAAAAGTCTTCTAATTCTTGTTCTAATAAGTCCTCTTTATATCTCTCTAAAGCCTCTTCTGAACTAAGCCCTAAATTATTAACAATATAACCTAAAGCAATACTAAGAGCATCTAACCTATCATCATGGTAAAGGCTTCCTCTATCCTTAGATATGTGTGTTAGTTGATGAACGAGACTATAGCTTAAATTCTTATGGTCAGAAACAGCACCATTGATATCTCTCTTCAATAAAGAATAATCAAACACAAGTCTATGTTGATTAAGCAAAGGCTCTATTGTGTCAATAATCCTTAACTCTTTTTGTTTGTTATTCCTTACTTCTTCCACTGAACAAGGATAAATACTCTTCAATATAGGTTTAAGCAACTCATTAAACATACCATCACCGAAGTTACTCTCAATAATAATAACATTACACATATGTTCTTTTGCTAATTGTGCTATCTTAACTAAGTTTTCTGGAGTATAGCCACCACTAATACCACCAACATCAGCAACAAACACCTTTGAGTGTAATTGTTTAATAACAGCATAACCTGTTTCGTCCTTACCCCTACCACTTGGATCAATACTTAAAACTGAATATTCATAAGGAGCATAATCTTTGTCAATATGACTTGCCCTATATAAACTATCACCAGTAAAACCAATATTAGGTAAATCTACCAGTAGCTCTCTACTACTACCATAACTAATACTAATGGGCTAGAAAGAGAAGCAAGTATTGGTAAGAGTTGGTTTAGACTACAATACCAGTTAGATACTACTCTTAGTGATGCAGATAAGTATCCTCTTAAAACAAGCGATATTATTGTTCATGATTTGGATATTAAGACAGGGCCCATTAGTATTAGTTATGGTAGTAGTAGAGAGCTACTGGTAGATTTACCTAAT